GAGCTGTTCAGGCAGTCGATCCGCGACATGGTGCAGCGCGAAGAGCGGGGCCGCAAGGACGCCGATGCGCTGTACGAAAAACGGCTGGCTAACCTTGAAAACTTAATGACCTCAAGGTTCGAGAACCGCCTGAGCGTCATAGAAGGCGAGCTTAAAGGCATGAGGGGACTGCTGGAAAAAATCCAGCAGTGGTTCATAGACAGCGCAGGGGGAAAATAACATGGCAAAAAACATATTCCTCCCGCTGCGCCGCATCATCATCCTCCAGGGCATAGAACAGGAAGCGGGCCGGGAACTTTCCAACGAGATGATCCAGAGGCTTTTGAAAGCGCACTGTCACTCCTGCTCCATCTCCGAAGTGAACGAGCAGATCGCCTGGCTTGAGAACCGGGGCTACATCAAAACAACGCGGATGGGAGAGGGCGGCTTTATCTTCGCCCGCATCACCCGCGCCGGAATTGATGTCGCCAAAGGCTTCACAAGGGCCGAGGGCATAGACCCGCCCCCGCAGGAGTAGGCCGTGGGACGGAAAAGCACCGTAGACAAACTGCCCCAGAAACTAAGGGATCGCCTCCATGAAATGCTCAACGACCCTGCCTGCACCCAGGCGCAGATTGTCCAGGCTGTAAACGATGAGGCGGGCGAAGCGGTGCTTTCCACCAGCGCGATGCAGCGGTACAACAAAAAAATGGAGAACTTTAAGGCAAGAAATAACCAGGCGCGGAACCTTGCCGAGATGTACATGGACAGGTGCGGGACGGACAGCCGCAACAAGCTGGGCAAAGTCATCAACGAACAAATCCGGCTTGCGGTCTTTGACCTGATGCTTGAAATAGACGAGATAAAGCAGAACCCCAAAGTCAGCGACTCCGCACTTGCCGACATTTTGCTGAAAGTGTCGAAGAGCCTAAAGGAAATAGAGCAGGCCGAAAAACTGAACGCCGAGCGCACGGAATCCATCCGCAAGGACGCGCTCGACGAGGCCGCTAAAATCGTGGAGAAGGAAGGCGCGAAGGTCGGAATCACCGATGAAGCGATGGAACTCATCAAAAAGAAAATCTTGGGGATATAAGCATGAGAAAGATTTTTTGCTGGGTTTATGCAGCGATTGTTTTTATACCGTTCTTTATGCTTACCTTTTTTCTTGGTGGAGTTGATGCAGTCGTCGGCACGAGGTGGAATCCTCGGTTCCGTCGTTTTGTTCAAGGAGTCGGAGCTATGTTTGATTATGACTGAAGACATCCTACTGCCGTATCAAAAAGCGTGGATAGTTGATGAAAGCGGCGTAAAGGTCTGGGAAAAATCCCGGCGCATCGGGGCTTCCTATGCCGAGGCCCTCGCCTCCGTACTTGAAGCGGCAAAGTCAAAAGAGGCCGGGGGCCAGTCCACCTATTACCTTTCGTACAGCAAGGAAATGACACAGCAGTTCACCCGCGACTGCGCATTCTGGGCGCGCAACCTTAACGCCGCCGCGCACGAACTGGAAGAAGTGCTGCTCAAAGATGAAGACAAGGACATAACCGTGTACCGCGTCCGCTTCGCCTCCGGGTATGAAATATGGGGCCTGCCGTCCACGGCAAGATCGCTCCGCTCGAAGCAGGGCCGGGTCATCATTGACGAAGCGGCCTTCNTTGACGACCTGAACGAACTTATCAAAGCGGCGATGGCCTTGCGGATGTGGGGAGGCTCGGTGAGCATCCTGTCCACCCACAACGGCGATGACAACCCTTTCAACGAACTGGTCAAAGAAATCCGGGAAGGCAAACAGGACTATTCCCTGCACAAAACCAGCTTTGACGATGCTCTGTCGCAGGGCCTGTACCGGCGCATCTGCCTTGTTGCCGGTGAAGCATGGAGCGCGGAAAAGCAGGAAAAGTGGCGGGAGGAAATTGTCAGCCAGTACGGTGACGGGGCCGATGAAGAACTGTTCTGCATTCCCACGCGCGCCGGAACCCGCTATTTCCCCACCACCCTCATAGAGTCCGTTTCTGATCCCGGCGTTGCCGTCATACGCAAGACTTGCGACGATGCTTTCACCTTCGAGAAAGAGGAAAAGCGCGTCAAAGAGTTTGACAAGTGGCTAAAGCTGGAAGTCCGGGACATTCTGCTTGCCCACACGAACCCGATTTACATTGGAGAGGACTTCGCCCGTTCCGGCGACCTTACGACAATATTTTTCGATGAAGAAATGCCGGACGGCAAGCTCCTCTCCTTTCTTGTAATCGAATTGCGCAATGTGCCGTTTGCCCAGCAATGGCAGGTTATCAAATACGTCATGAACACCCTGCCAAACCTGGGCGGAGCGGCGTTCGACTCCCGCGGCAATGGCCAGATGATAGCCGAACTCGCCGCGCAGGAATGGCCGGGCTACGTCCATCAGGTAATGATCTCGACAAAGTGGTACGCCGAGAATTTCCCCAAACTAAAAGGCCGCATGGAAGACGGCACAACGAACATCCCCGACGACCCGTTCATCCGCGATGACTTCCGGGTTGTGGGCCTTAAGGCCGGTGTGCCCTGCGTCCTTGAAAGGTCGGGCGGGCCAAGAGAAAAACGGCATGGGGACGGCGCGATTGCCAAACTCATGGCTGTCTATGCCGCGCTTGAGGATGAGGAGTCCGGCTATCAGCCCATGACATACGAGGCCGTTGAAACGGCAAACCGCTACAGGCAAGGAAGGAGCAGCAGATGGGACGATTGAGTTTTGACAGGGTAAGAAATTTTTTCGCGCGCGGCAAACAGGGCAAAGGCCAGGGTTCCGATGATGATGAACAGGCATACGCGATTCCCAACACTAACCGCGACCCCTGGGGGGACTTCTCGCTGTTGCAAAGCCTCACCCCTGAACGCCTTGCCGCAATTTTGCGCGATGTCAGGAGCGGGGATTCCCCCGCCGAATATCTGGAACTCGCCCAGGACATAGAGCTTAAAGACCTGCACTACCGCTCCGTGCTTTCCACCCGCAAGGACGCCATCACCGGCCTTGAAATCAAAGTGATTCCCGCAAGCGAGGACAAACACGATGTGGAACTTGCCGAAGCCGTAGAGAGGGACATCGTCAAAAATTCCACCGCGAAAATTTACGCGCTTATCCGGGACATGCTGGATGCACTTGCCAAAGGCTTTTCAGTTTCCGAAATAGTATGGGACACCGGGAAAACACCCTGGAAGCCCGCGGCGTACAAATTCCGCGATCCCCGCTGGTTCCAGTACGATGAGGAAACCGGCAAAACCCTCATGCTCCGTGCCCCGCTTGGCAACGAACTTGAACCGCTGCGCCCTTTCCAGTTTATTGTCCACGAGCCGCACATGACCAGCGGCAGCCAGATAACGGCGGGGCTCGCGCTCCCGGCCTTGTACTACTGGATGCTCAAAAGCTACAACGTCACAAGCTGGGCCGCCTTCATCGACCGTTACGGCTACCCCATACGCATCGGCAAGTACGGCAGGAAAGCGACCGAGCAGGACAGGGCAACGCTCAAGCGGGCAGTCGCCGCCATCGGGCAGGACTTTGGAGCTGTTATCCCCGAAAGCGCGGCGCTTGAAATTGTCGAATCGAAAAGCACAGGGACAACCTCCAAAGTCTACCAGAACATGGCGGACTGGATAGACAAGCAGATTTCAAAGCTTGTGCTGGGCCAGACCATGACAACAGACGACGGCTCAAGCCGCTCACAGAGCGAGACCCACGACAAGGTACGCGATGATATTGCCGACAGCGACATCCAGCAAGTTGTGGAAACGCTGAATGCCGCCCTGACCGTCCCCTACATCAATCTGAACTTTGGCGAGCAGGAGCATTACCCGAAAATAGCCTTGCACAAGCCGGATGTGAAAAACATCGAGCAGATTATTAACGCGCTGGACAGGCTTGGCCCGCTGGGTTTGACGGTAAAGCTCGATGAGGTGCGCTCGCTCCTTAACCTTTCCAACCCCGGCGAGGGGGATGAGGTCATAGGGGGCCGTGACGGGAACGGCGGGGAAAGCGTCCTGCCGCAAGGGCCGGAATTGAACGCCGCACGGGATGCCGCCGCAGCGGATGGGCTTGACGACCTTGTTGAGGACGGCTATGTCCAGATTTCAGACGACATCGCCGCCGTTATCGGAAAGGCAGCCGACCGCGCCACGGACTTTACCTCGTTCCGGGCGGAGCTTCGGAAACTGGTTGAGGGCTGGCCAGCGGAGAAGATTGCCGAGTGCATAGCCGTTGCCACATTCAAAGCCCGCGTTAAGGGCAATGCCGAGTTTGATAAGGAGTAGCATTATGAGACGTGAAGTAATCGGCAATTGCGAGCTGTATCTTGGCGACTGCCTTGAAATTATACCCACGCTTGGCAAGGCAGACGCGGTCATAACTGATCCGCCGTATTCCAGCGGCAGCAGGCAGCAGACCGGGGCGCGAAGCGTTTTTAGAAAAGCGGCAAAGGTAGCAAAGGAAACCCGCACCGATGAATGGTTCCTTGGCGATAACATGGGAAGCGACACATACATCCGCTGGCAGCGCCAAATAGCCCGCNCCTGCCTTGATATCTGTACTCCCGGTTCATCCACTTATGTATTTACTGACTGGAGGCAGTATACGAATATTGTAACCGCATGGGAAACGAGCCTGTGGACTTTGCG